TGCCATGATTCTGATAAACATGGATTCAAGGAATTGAAAGTGCTTGAAGAATTACAGCCCGAGAAAGTGTTCAGGTGGAACTATGCAGAGGCATGTAATCCTGTCCATCCGTTTAAAATCAAACCTCCGAAGATAACTAAAAAGCATAAAGAACTGTTAAAACAGTGGACTTCGATTTACGCCTCGATTTACGCTTCGATTTGCGACTCGATTTACGACTCGATTTACGACTCGATTTACGACTCGATTTGCGCTTCGATTTGCGACTCGATTTGCGGCTCGATTTACGACTCGATTCGCGGCTCGATTTATGCTTACACTGGCTATATTTTCAAAGACTGCGTTATCGACTGGAAATACACAAAGCACAAGAAAAGCGAGTATCCATTCCAATGCTGTGTGGACTTGTGGAAAGCAGGACTCGTACCGAGCTATGACGGCAAGGTATGGCGATTGCATGGCGGTAAAGACGCGAAAGTATTATATAAGGAGCAGTAGCATGACAAACGCCGAGAAGATAGCGAAAATCATGGATGAGATTGCAAAGGATTGGTGCGATAGATACGATAAGAGGCCGGAAGAAATCAATATGGATATGGGCGATTTTCTCAAGCGTGAACTCCCGAAGTACGTCATGCCGAAGCTGTCATGGGATGAGATATTAAATAAACTTGAAAATTTATTGAGGGAATTGAATACATACGGCTTGCCGCCTACATATAGAGAAGAAGCAAAAGCAATTTTAACCGCCATTGGCTACGATAAGCCGAGCAAGAAGGAGGAAGGATGATGAGACTTTTAAGGGTTGTTGAAATTGAAAATGATGGTTCGACAAAAGAACCTGTAAATTATGTTTGTTATCATCCGATAGCAGATGCCATGCTTAAAGAGGGTCATCCGCATGATTTGGATGGGGAACCATATAAGCCAAGTTGTTGTGCTGTTGATTTTGATGGAGAGTACATGCAGAAGCTGTCATGGGATGAGATATTAAATAAACTTGAAAATTTATTGAGGGAATTGAATACATACGGCTTGCCGCCTACATATAGAGAAGAAGCAAAAGCAATTTTAACCGTCATTGGCTACGAGAAGCCGAGCGAGAAGGAGGAAGGGAAATGAATGGTTGGAGAATTGCACACTTTATATATTGGTTATTGCTGACAATTATTATAGGTTTTCCAATAAGTGAATGGTGGCAGAAAAAATATAACAAGTGGAAAAAGAACCGTGAATATGAAAAATGGGAAAAAGCAAACAAAGAACTTCGAGATATATTAAAGGCAGAACAGGCCGAGAAGCCGAGCGAGAAGGAGGAATGATGATGGGAAAAATGAAATTGATGCGGCACTGGCATATAATAAAGCCGCTTTAAAATATCATGGTGAATATGCATATTTGAACTGCATAGGGGACGATAAATGAAAATAAAGGATAAGCACTTGCGCGAGATACTGACAAAGATGTGTTCCTGTGCTGGTGCTGATATAGATAAAATCAATTTTAAGGGTAACTGGTTTCAACAACACACATGGACACAGGAGCAGGAGCGCGAATTTAAACAATGGCTGATTGCATATTTGAAGAAGGCGGGCAATCGTAGAGCGGTCATGGAGCATCCCGTGAATAATAAAGCAGTAATCAGTAAATTCGTGGATATGTTCTGCTTTCAGTATGGATGGAAATATAAATAAGGAGGTTTTTATGAATCTGTTTGGAATCGGAGGGAATCTCGTGCGTCAACCGGAGATAGGGCATACGGGGCAGAAGGATTTTGTCAATTTCTCCATCGCACACAACCATTCAAAGGAAAATGTCTCGTTCTTTGACTGTGTATCCTGGCACGAGAAGATAGTCGAAAAGCTCGTCCATGCCGAGACAGGCCAGCGCGTAGAGATAAGCGGTTGGCTCAAACAAGAGCGTTGGGAGAGCAAGGAAGGCAAGAAAAGGAATAAAGTTAAGCTCGTGGTCGAAAAACTCCAAACATGGCCCAAAAAGGCCCATACGTCAAATCATACCACCGCTACCGAGAAAAGCCCATCTGAGCGTTCCTCGCGTGTCTCAGCGGCAACGGGAGGGGGTACCGTGGACCCTAAAACAGACATGGTTGAGGATATATTTAAATGAACATAGAATTTTATTGTTGCCCTATTTGTGGATGGCTATATGTAAAGGGAAACTATACCCCTATTAACTGCGGCCATTTAATGTTTGGATATGACGGTAGTACAAAAAGCAATACGGTTTCTGTTCTTCCTAAATATAGAGATTGGAAAAGAGATATAAAAAATGATTCGTAGGGGCAAGCGCAAGTCAGGCCGTAAGAAACTTGAGAACCAGTTGACAGACCTGTGGCAGCAGATAGTCAAGCTCAGGGACAACGATGCCTGTATATGGGACGAGAGGAAACACAACGGACCTGTTCATGCACATCACATATTCCATAAGTCGAGGTACAAGGTTTTGAAATGGGATAGTATGAACGGTGTAACATTGTGCAGGTCTTGTCATTTTTATCTGCACCACGGGGGCGAGAGGGAATTTGACCTGTGGTTCATGTATAACTATGAGAAACGATGGCAGTACCTTGTAGAGAAACGCCATCAACTTTTCAAGGTTAATATGTATAATCTTACAGAAAAATTAGGAGAGCTTGCTTATGAAATGCGTAAAATGCAGGGAGAGGTTTAAGCTACATAAGATATATGTATAGAATAATAATCGACCAAGACATCAATGTAGAGATAGAAGGCGTTATCTTACAGGGTAAGTCAGGGGATGAGTACGATATTCCGTACGATAAATTCTCCCTCGTTACCAGACATCTTAACGAAACGGCTATCAAATATAGGATGGATTTCAAGCTGAACGATAGCAACACATTCATGCTTGAATCGAAGAGACCGACAAGGAAGGCGTTCAGAAAATGAAGAAAACAATATTGATGACTAACAAGCACCTGCGAGTACCGGGTGGCTCGGAGACATGGACGCACACAATAGCTAAAGAACTGTCCAAGAGATTCAATGTGGATATTGCTACCGTCTGCCCCGGAAGGTTCTCGGATTCCTTTGACTTTGCCAATATCATTACCAAGATAAACGACCCTCATAAATATAACTTCGCCTTTATCAACCACCCCCTGAATTTTCCAGAGTTCAAGTTCCTTACCTGTCTATCGTTTATATTCTGCCACGGCATAATAGCTCAGGCGGAAACTCCCGTGTATGGTGCTAAATATTATTTTGGTATATCTGAAGAAATAACCCAAAAGTTCGGGTTCAAGTATCTCGTCAGGAATCCCGTTGACTGCAAAAAGTTCAGGCCCAAGAGAAAGATTAATAGGATACCGCAGAAAGTATATTTTCTGAGCAAGCATCCCATAGCATTGAAGATAGTGCAACGGGCGTGTAAACTGGCAAGGGTTAGCTTGATATGGAATCCCCGACTTGAATGGAAAACAGAAGACGTTATGAATGAAGCCGATATAGTAATTTCGTTAGGCAGGGGTTGTTATGAGGCGATGGCGTGTGGAAGGAATGTCATAGTATTTGATGGTCGGCCTTACTTTCCTTCCTATGGCGATGGACTTGTTACCCCTGAATCAATAAAGAATTTCAGGTTGTATAATTGCTCAGGCCGATATAGCAAAAAACTGTTCACAGCGGAAATGCTTGCTGACGAGATAAAGAAATATAATCCCAAGCTCGGAGCATGGGGCAGAAAGTACGCGCTCAAGGAACACGATATAAAGAATTTCATACCAACAATACAGGAGAAGATACATGACAGTAGATTTGATAATGCTTTGTCATAATCAGTTATCATATACCAAGCGAGCCGTAGAGAGCATCATCGAAAATACATATCAACCCGTCAATAGATTCTGGATAGTGAATAACGCGAGTACAGATGATACGAAATTATATCTTAGCGGTCTCGCGGAAAATTATTCTAACGTTAAGGTTGTTAATAACAGGAAAAACAAGGGATTCGTAGTGGCTAATAACGAGATAATGAAACGCTCCAAAGCTGATGTAGTCGTATTGCTTAATAACGATATAGAGGTAGAACCATATTGGCTGCATGAAATGATAGTCCCTTTCAAGAAGCGTAAGAAGGTGGGCATCACAGGCCCGATGACCAACATATCAGGCGAGGTCATGCAGATGTGCGAGAAGGACGAGACAGAATCGGGGATATATTGCAGGGCGAGCATAGCCGTACCGTTCTTCTGCTCTGCCATCAGTAAGAAATTGATAGACGATATAGGATACCTTGATACTATATTCGGCATGGGATATGGCGATGATGGGGATTATTGCATACGTACAGTCAAAGCAGGTTGGGACATCATAGTATGCAAGGGCGCGTATGTGTATCACTATAAGATGAAAACCTTCAAATCCATAATGTCAGACGATAATATAAACAAGACCAAGAGAGATGCGATAGAACTACTGAAGGAAAGATACCCTGATAGGTATAAGAAGGATATATCGATAGCCGGTATTACGATTGTAAGGAATGAACAGCTTATAATCAGAGATACCCTTGACCATTTTGGACAGTTCTGCAACGGCGGTATATATGTATATGACGATGCCTCGGAGGACAACACGAGAGAGATATGCGATAACCACCCTGCCGTGAGACAGACCATAGGCAGAAAAGAATGGACTCCTGACAGATATAAGAGACAGGGTTCACTCAGACAGGCAGTATGGGACTTGGCTAAACAGGACGCTGATTGGATACTCGTGTTTGACGCAGACGAGCGCATAGATTTTGATTTTCAGAACCTTGTAGGTTACGATGCTGTCTGTATGAAGCTGTTTGATTTTTACATAACCCAAGATGACATATACAAACAATGGAACGAGCGCGAGTGGTGCGGGCCTGAGTACAGAGAGATACCCGTGCTGTTCAGGAACAACCCTGACGTATCATTCAAGAACAAGGTACGGATACCCCTGTTCACGGGGCGTGTGCTGTTCTCGGGCTATATAAAACATTATTCCAAAGCCCTGTCTGTCGAAAGGTGGGAACGGGACTGTGATTTCTATTCGGGCTACGATTTCCCTGACAGATTCAAGAAGAAATGGAGCAAGAGAAAAGGCAAAGCTATCCATACCAAGTCAGATTTCGGCAACGACCTGATGAAATGGGAAGATAAAGAAATAAGAGGATTTAAACTTGAAGATTAAATATAAAAAAGGTGAGTGGAATAAATTTAAAAGCTATTGGAAATTACATAATCGCTGGCAACATTATAGGAAATTTGGTTATGATGCTTTCGGGGAGCAGATGCCATATGATTTAGAAACAAAATGTCATGAAACCGGAATAACAATAAAGACATCACATGAACAAGCAATAGAATTTTGTTTAAAAAGATGGGAAAAAATAAAAAAAGATTTAATGAAAAGGGGATATAAAAAATTTACTAAATGCTACTATGCTTATGGACACGATGAACACCCATTTAATGAATATATAATACAATGGATAGCCCTTGCAAAAAAATAAAAAGGAATTAACGGTACATATTCCTCGGCTGTCTACCTATCCTGTCGCTGAACTTGCTGATAGTCCTGCTCCCAAACCAGAATGAGACCACCGCGCTGAACAATACCTGTGTCTCGCTGTCAAATATAACATTAGCTACATTAATAAGGGATTGCTGAGATTTTAAGACATCCCATATTAAGATTATTTTAAAGAGAATAAACATTAGGAAAAAGGTATAGGTTATGAATGGTCGTACCGATGCGCTGAACTTATCAATAAGCGTTGTCGCACCCCTGAGTCCCTTGTCATGTTCCAGCAGTTGCTTGCTCTCGTCTATATCGCCCTGAGCGTTGAGGTTCTTTAGTTTCGCTTCCATCTCTGCGCGTAGCTTGTTAATCTCCGCGTTAGATTGCGCTTCAGTTTTCTTAGCATCAGCATCAGCCTGAGCATTAATGAGTTCCTTCTCGGCTGTAAGCTCCACAATTCTATTCTTCCGCTCCGAGTTCTTCTTAATGACATCTATGACCCCCGTGCCTATAGATGCTCCGAGACCTACGATAGACCCTAAAAGCGCACTCATAATTACCTCCTGAGTTGTATGTGCGGATAGTCCTTGAACGTGCGCCAATCTCCGCCCCATTCAAGGCCAAAGTATTTTGCTATCTCGCCGTAAAGAGTATAGCAGAGTTTATATCGCTCGTAATCCCACGACCACTTTCCGTCTATGTTCACTACAAAATCAGCGGCTTCTCCAGTAAGGTGCTTGGACTTGAGCGTTTTGGAATATCCTTTTTCCACTAACTCTTTCTGTCGTTCTCCGGTTCTCCGCGTTTCATACAACTTCAGGGGTATATTATGAATATTTAAAAAATCTATTACATTCATTACGCGCTGTTTCATATCAGGTAAAAGGTCGCTAAGACTATTGTTTACTGCCATTCTTTTTAATTTCCTTTAATAATACATAATCTTCTTTACGCAGGCTTCGCCCGTTACCGTTTTTTACAATACCAATTATAGTCGCTACTATCTGTGTGCCGATAAGCAGATATACTACTTTCATACCGCTCCATAATATATCTACCTTAGCCGACATCTCGTATATTAATTTCTCGTCTATCATTTACGCTGCCTTAAATATTATTCCGCATATAGAAAACCAAGTAGTAGAACCTACTACACCAGTTTGTACTTCCCCCGTAGAAAGTATCTGTATCCGTGCTATAGCATTATTAGCTATACAGCAAAACGTTTCTTTATTAGCCGGCCTATATCCAGAAGGCAAAGTAAATATATCCGTGCCTATGGCTGAACCGTCTTTTACTACGCCTTTAATATGGACAAATCCATCACTATCCAATCTAAAAGCCGCTGTTGCTTCACCGCTTCCAAAATTAACCCATGAATTTTCAAAAGCCGGTTCTCCCGAATCCCCAACTTCATGCCAAGCTGTATCAGTTGTAGCATCTAATTTATCACTTTCAAGCGCATCAATATCTGAAGTATTATCCTTGAAATTGCTATCAATATCCTTAAATGCTTTATCAATCTCAGGAAATGACGGCTTATATTCTTCATCAATAGAAGGAGATATTTCTCTCATGGTTTCTGACATTATTTAGCCGCCTCTTTCAACCATTTAAAATATTGCTTTGATTCTTTAGCAGTTAGGTTTAATTCATCTACCCAGGGTTGGGCGTGTTCTTTAATATAGTCATCGATTACAGCATCAATCTTAGCCTGATTTCCCCTAAAATAGCGTTTGGTTTCCATTTCTTTTCTCATATTTCTTAATTGGTATCCCCACCATTCAGCCATTTGCTGTAAAGACCTTTCCTTTTTCTCACCCCAAAATAATTTCTTTAATCGTTTCACTCTTTTAAATTCTGTTGCCTCTGCTGGTTTAAATGTATAAGCCCTGCCCACAAGGTTAGCAAATAAATTTGACATCAATCGTCTTTTTTCCTGTGGTCTATAATTACCGAACACGCCCTTTTTATATTTACTACCAAATATCGGGCCTAGCAATCTATCTATTAATCCCAATGGACTTGCGCTTAGGGCATGATAAAATCTAGGAGTAACCTTAAGACCTAAAAAATTCATAAATTTATATGGTGTATTAGTTATATCTCTTCCCCTAAACCAATCAAAATCTTCCATCTGCTGTATCGGAATTGATATTAATGGAATAATCATTGTTCTTAATGCTCTAGGCAACTGTAATAAAGCAAGCATATCATAGGCTGGTATAAGGTCGCTTATCTGCACATGATTAAACTCACCCTTTTTATTCATAAACCTTATGCTCGGAGACCATCGTAGCCAACTCGGCTGTAATGCTTGTTTGTCTCGTATTTGTTCTAATGTAATATTATCAGGTCCAAATATAAGGTTTTGCATATCCTCTAGCTTGCGCTTAGTTAAGTCGAGCTTTCTATACACGCCCGGATTTTTAAGAAAATTCTGAGTGTGGTACATTAAATTTTTAGCTCTCCAGGTAAGAAATGGAAATATTGTACTCCGCAATCCTTTTACTGTCGGCGTTAAAGCCCGATAATTATATGTAACTCTGCTAGCAGTATATAAAGCATCATCAACAGTATCGCCCTTAAGTATCCTATCAAGAAACATAGCAAACTTAGAATTTGTTTCTATAAACTCGCCCCCTTGCCTACCGGCAGCCACGAGCTTACCGCGCATAAGATTCTCTGTAAATTCTCTGGTGGGTTCAAAAACACGGCCTAATTCTTCGCCCCAAAATCCTGTTCCTATTAAACCACCCCTTTCAGCAATATCATATAATCTTGTAAGTTCCAATGTTTTTCCATCAACCGTTCTTACAACATTTTTAATTCTATCAGCTTCAGTAAGCGGTATTTTATGTCTTATTTTATGTATCAGTACTTGCGCGTCTAATGACTTTTTATATGGTTTGGGGCTAACAAGTCCGGCAAACATATTATTAACCACATTAGATATTGCATTTCTCATGTGGAATCTAGGCCACGGAACGGTAACTATTCCCTTCCATGAATTAACCACGCTCCTTAATTGTCTGGGAACTTTTTCAAATACTTCAACACGGCTTAAGCTAATTAAATATCTATGTAATTCTTTTTCAACTTCTTTTGGAAACTTATATTTATTCAGTAAAAGCTGATAATCGTCAACATCAAAATCCACCTTGCTTTTTCTAACGCGCTCTAGTATCTTATATCCTTTTTTCTTATATTCGTCAATAGCATCAATAGCTATAGGAACTATTTTAGTCCTTCTAGGTATCTTTATTTTTTGTTAGAATCTACAAGTAACCCCAATCTTTTTGCCTCGCTTGGACGCGCCACCTCCATTAATCTTGGTATATCGTCTTTAAGTGTTCCAAATGTTCTAACAGCATCATCTAACGCTTGAGATAGTCCTATTCTTTTTGATGCGTATAATATTCTTCCAATTAACCAATCCCTTGGGTCGCTTGAAAAAAACTCTTTAACGACTGGCTTGTTCTTAAATCTATTTACTATTTCCGATAATGATAATGGCAAACCGCCCCTTGCCATTCTTTTTTTCCCGGCGGCTATCATTTTTCTTAATTCATTTTCATATCCATAACCACGATTTTTCATAAAGACATCTATCTCATCGCGCCTCATGCCTTTAAAAATTTTTACCCTACCCCTATGAGCCTGCACACCGCCCAATCCATTTTTTAATCCCGTACCCGTTGCCCCTGCTTTAATATCTATATTCGGAGTATAATGTTCAAGGAAAGCTAAGATGTCTCCAGCATCATCGCCAAGGTCTGCCGGTAATTCGGGGATAGCCCAATTTTTGAAATTTTTTACAAAATCAAACCCGTCTTTCTTTAATGCGTGATGCACATAATTGATATTATCTTTCAATTCCTTGATAGGCACGGCGTTCATCTGTTCTATTTTTATTATTTTTTTCCCAGCTTCAACTGTTTTCTGTGCCAACTCGCCTATCTGTGTTTTAAATTTCTGTTTATCTAAAACATTAGACAAATCACCAAGTCGTTTCTCTATTTTTCTTATAACATCAGGCGTTGCTTCTTGAACTTCAGCAAGAAGAACATTAAGCTGGTTCATGCGCTCCATGGCCTGTTCTCTAAGCTCTCTACCAACACGGCCTGGAACTTTATTATATCCCATAGCATCAGCATAATCATTGGCAATTTTTCTTGTATCGTCTAGTATATCCCCGAATTGCTCAATAAGTTTCGTAGTCATTCTAGATGTACGAGATATTGTTCTGTCCATCCACTTGTCTATGCTTGTTATTCCGGTATTGATAGTCAGATTTCTCACTATGGGAATATCTTGAAGATTCTTTGTTCTACCCCACATCCTTTCATTTATTTCTTTTGCCGCCCTGTATAACTGTTTTCTTTTTAGGCGAGCGGCTATTTTTTTAACTGGCTTTAATTCACCAATAAATTTCAAAGGTTTAGGTAAGTCTATTCTGAAATAATCAGCCATACCTTTTACCACTTGCTCAGATAGTTCTTTGGGGAACTTTGTAAATGATTGTATAATATCTTCTGTCGGAGCAAACTTAGCCATATTTTTAAACTGCTTAGAATTTTTTATAAATTCTAAAGCATCAGTATATCTTTTAATTTCTTTAGGATTAAGTTTTTCTGCTTTCCTTAAATATTTTGCTATGTCATCAATCTTAGTCGCGCCCTTAAATGCGCCCTTTGGCATACGACTAATAATTTTATATGCCTTACCAAACTTATTCAGCTTATTTATTTTAAGCATCCATAATGGGTCTAATGCAATACCGGCTGCAAGACCCAAAGCCACAGCAGGTAAGTCGGAAACACCGGCATCTATAAGTAAATCTGTATAATCAGGAAACGCTTTTTTACTAGATTTTTTAAATGTTTCAGGAAATATAGTTGCTACCAATTTAGCAGGCATCCACTCAAAAGCCCCAAGAGTCATGTGGGTTAATTCACCTAGGTCCGATAAAAATGGCAGTGCTCCCCCACGGGGATATTGGGGTAACGGTTGGCCTCCCGTAGGCTGTGTGCCGGTAACTAAAGATAGTGGTTTTGGCTCTGCCAATGCCCCTGCTTTAGGAATTTCATCATCAGACAATAACTTTCTTTTTGTTGTAGCCGGTTCTTCTAATGAAATTGTCTCAGTAGGTTCTATAGGAGATAATAATTTTCTTTTAGTCGGCAAATTTTAATTCCTCCGGTAAAGGAACTCCCATTTTAGGATATAAATATATTCTATACTCTTTTGATGGATATAAGGTATCTATTATATTTTTCATTTCTCTTATTTCTTCTTTCCTCTTAGAAGAATTTATCCAAAGATTATATGCTTCAGTGAAATATTCATCTGCTTTATCACTATTTCCTTTATCCTCGGCATCTTTCATTTTATCAATCGAAGATATTATTTTTTTATTTATTTTAACTTGTTCTTTAGTTACGGTCTCAGATTTTTCGATTGGTAATTTTGGCAAAATATCTCTTACAAATTTTTCAGCCGGTTCAGTTTTTAGTTCAGCAGTTAATTTGGGCGGCAACCCCAAGTCCCACATAAGAAACTGACCATTTTTATATATTTTTTTAGTTTTAGGAGATTTACCAATATAAGTTGCTAATTTATCAGTTTCTCTCATAATCTCATCTTTTTCTTCTGGTGTTAAATCTTCAAATCTAAAACCGCTTTTACCTTTTTTAGCCATTATTAATGTTCTAATTTGGCTTCTTAGAGTTCTTGATTCAAACTGAGATTGCTGTTGAATTTGTCCGGCGGTTAAAGGCTTCGCCATAGGGGCTTGTCTTGCTAATGCACCCCTATCAAATATAGACGCAGCTTCCTGTAATGCTCCCTGCTTTGCTATTCTCCGTGTTTCAAACAGACCTTTTAAACCACCCTTCTCAGCTACTTGTAAATCACCTATGCCACTTTCTACTCTTTTAAGCATATCCTGTAAGTTTTCTTTCTGTGCTTGTTTTTCAGCATCTAACTTGCCCGTAAATTCAGGAGATTCAAGCATATTCTTTATACCCTCAAACTGACCCTGTAATTCCTGCTGTCTTTTAGTTAAATATTTTTTTGTACCACCGGCTTGACCCATAAGTCTCTGAGCAAGCATACTGACTTCTCTTGGGTTAGCCTTAGCACCAGTACCAGATTCTATAGCCCTTGCTATTTGTTGTCCACGAAATGCTTCCATCTGTTCAGCTTGCTGCACGGCCTGTGGTACACCCCTCGCCAATCCCCTGCCTATCGCCTCAAGCCCACTTATAGGTCTTTGGCGTGGAGGTCTTGTAGCTAAAAACTGTTGTAATCTTCCTAATCCCTGTAGCATTGTATTCTCCTTATCCGAATAGTCCACCTACTAAACTACCACCGCCCATTCCACCAATCAAACTTTCTCCCGCTGTTCGGTATGTTTCCTTAATTTCTTCTTCAGTAGGCGTTTCATATTCCGCAAACATACCAGCCATTTCTACGGCTGCTGCATGGGCTTTCGCCTGCTCTGCCGCCATAAGCTGTTCATACCTAAGCTGTGCTTCGGCTTGCTGGCGCGCTATATCGGTCTCAAACCTTCCGAGTTCCCTTGCAGTACGTTGTGCCATTCTCTGCCCTGCACCGATTCCTATGCTCGACATACCAAGCCCTGCGCCCGCAAGACGTTCTGCCTGTAGCAATTCCGCCTGTCTGCCTGCTTCCGATATATCCTCTATACCAAGCTGTCTCATACGTTCAAACACAGCTTCATCAGGAGCGGTATATTCGTATGGCTGATATTCAGGGATATCTTCAAGGTATCCCCTGCGCCTTTTTCCTACTTTTGCACCAAGCAAATCCCCCGCTCTTGACATTATAAACTGTTGCAAGTTTTGTTGTTGGGTCTGCGTTGCTTGATATTCTCTATCAGCACTACCCCCTAAAAAATCAAATACCGGACCTGCTATTCCTCCTGCTATTGCTGCTGCTGTTAATGGGTCCATTTTAGCCCTCCTTATCTGTTCCTTTTATCTTATACCATAGAGTATGACTTCTATGGAAAAAATAGTCATCTGCGTTGTTCTGTGTGATTGTAAGCTGTATTGACTTGCCCCATTGAGCTGATGGTGTATATCTGAAATTGAGATAATTACCTGTGAGTGTTTTTGTATAATTCTCTACCGTTCTGCCCTCTACTTGAACCGCATAGTTTAATGTTCCGTTCCCATAATTCTCCGTCTGTAATTCCCTGAACGCCTGCTCGTAGTCCTCCTGTAGTGTTATCTTGCCTGTCTTTATCTCGCAGTCTATTGCGCTTGTCCCATCGGCTCTCTGTGTGATGTCCTCATACTGCCATACGAATCCCGCGTTGTCCGCTATGTATGGGATTTCATAATCATCTGCATCTTCCACGGTCTGTCCGCTGATGCCGTTGATACCAGTATCGTAGTAAAAGCAGTTGAGGTGCAAGTCGTAGACAATGCAGGTATCACAATATGTGTTTGAACCTGTGGGGATAAATAGGTAATACTTATCCTGGTAGATGAAAGCAAAGCTGAGTTCCTCCTGTTCTTTATTGATAGTCCTTATGATGGACTGTATTTTAAGGTCTGTTATTGTCTTTGGCTCGTAGCCTGCCATCATTTCAATGCCTTTTTCTGACAACCAGAATAATTTACGCTCGTACTCCTGTATTGTCCTGTGAGAAATAGTGCCTGCTCCATCACCACTCTTTATCCTCGCAATATTATAAGAAGGGTACACACCAGTAAGGCGGTGAACACTATCACGCTTAAATATAAATAGCTGTCCGTAGTATTCTCGTAGCCCTTTAATCTCATCGCCGTCATTCTCGTACACTCGTATAAAACGCAGAGTACCAGAGCTATTATCGTACCAATCATCATCGCTATAGAGTGCGGAGAAATATAAAAATGAAGGATTTGTTCCATAACCTGCTCCAAATATATGTCCCTGATATTCAGCGAAATATTTCATCTGGGGGACATAAAGACTTTGAGATGGTATAATATCAGTACCATCATTATTCCCATCTGGGTCGTATCCTATGCTACCATCTGCTGTACTATCTTCTGCAAATGTTCCGTCTGCGTCTATCTCATCTACATAATAATAAACAGAGCCACCTGCCTTAGTTCTATACCTTCGTATTTTAGCAATAGTTAATGCCTGCAACCAAGAAGGAGATTCTACTTCAGAGATTGCTATTTTTTGATTGGTAACTGTTATACTATTACTTTCGGGGCCGCCACTTCCTTTTAATGTTCCGGTTTCCCAAGTTAGTTTATATTTATATGTTCCTGTAAGACCTGTTGCCGAACCCACGGTAACTTTTGGAGCATTGGGCGTTCCAATATCTCTTACGGTATATTCATCAGAAGAAGTGGCGATTGTTAATATTTCAATATCAGTTAAATATCCAACAACACTTGTTACGCTTGACTCAGCTAAATTCGATAAAGCATATTTTCTTATTACTGCGCCTGCCAATACAACATATAAATCTGTTCCATATATAGTGCCTTTAAGGGGCGCACGATTGCCACCAGTTCCTTGAATTGCAACATAATTTAAATTTGTTGCAAGACGCTTATGTATTCTGTCATTATTTGTATCACAAACATATACATTTGTAGTATCAGATTCTATGCCAACAGGTCCATCAAATTGGTCATTTCCCGTTCCCGTACTTCCTACTACGACGCTAAGATTTAAATTAGACGCAAGGCGTTTATGTATTCTGTCATTAGCTGTATCAGCTACATATATAAAATCAGTACCGCCCACGGTAGAAAAACAAATATCTTCAGGAGAATCAAACTGGTCATTTCCTGTTCCCTGACTACCTATTTTAGACACATAACTTAAATCAGAACAAAGATGTTTTTTTATTCTATGATTATTTGTATCGGCTATCCATATATGAGTACCATCAGTATCTATTCCTTTTGGTGTATCAAATTGATTATCACCAGTTCCCTGTGTTCCAATAGACGCAACATAAGATAAATCAGCCGCAAGCCTTTTAACTATTCTATGATTTAGACTGTCGGCTATATATAAATAATCTCCCGACCCACAAATACCTTCAGGATTATTAAATTCATTAATCCCCGACCCCATACCTCTTATTTCCTGAACCAAAGAGAAATTACTCTGTAGCCTATCACCTATACCCTCTTTATCAGAGGCGGTATTTGCAAGATAGGCATGAACCGTACTCTCATAGCTTGTTTCTTTTCCATAGCTCATTACATTATTAACAGCATTGCCCATAATCATTTTATCGCTAAATTGTAAAACATTCATTATAGCATCTGTTATTTCACTTTTTATACTTGTCCAAGCATCGTCAACATAATGGTATATATCATTAACAAACTGAGACAACAATCTTTTAGTTCCATCAGCTTGCCGTAGCTGTGTAATCATGTTCCCGTTGCCTACGGCTATCGCACTTGCGTTCTGCTTGCTTGCACCATACCTGCTCATAAGAGTCCCATCGTCCTCTATCCTCATGTTCTTCAGAGTATAGAGTTCGTTATCACGCAGACGGGTCTCCCCTAAGTCTCTCTGCATACCGCCTCGGAAATCGAGAAATTTCTTAAACTTGTTCTTTCTCATAATCCTAACCGATATTAGGGTCTTCAGCAACCCTTCTAAGAAAATCGCGCTCATCTCTCCTATGAGATTGCAGAACGAATCTATCATCATCCTCAGCAGAAGAATCGAAATACTGCTTAAGCAACCCAAGAGAAGTCTGAGCCTCACTAAAAAATACCTTATTTCTGTCATCTTCCTTTTCCAAAAATATCCTTGCACAGGTTCTGTCAATCAGATATTTATCCATTCTCGCATCGTCATACACAGGATAGTTGTCGCTTGCGTTTGTCAGCGCGGCTAAGTGTCTCCAATACTTGACATTAATCTGATAATCGTCATCAGGAGTAGGCATCACGAGCATCTGAGCAAGCTGAGTCGTGGTCTCGTTATCATAATCAGCCGCGTTCTTCCATATCACAACGTATCTCGGTGCGCCTGGATATATCCTGTAGAACATCTTATGCAGGTAATCCATCTGCATGATGGACCTGAGATTGACCTGAAGGGGCGTATCCCCCTGCGTAACGGAGAGAATCTTATTGAAATCCGCAGGCAGAGCATATACCGCTTTATATAAGTAGTATTTCTTACCGCTCAGGGATTCCTGCGTCCAGTTACTCGCTATGGTCAACTGCGTTGCACTCGGACGCGCAGTTACCCTGTGGACATCGGCTTCCCCATCAATCTTGATGAACCAACCTATCTGGTCGGTGGTAAAGGCCGTGCCTGAACCCGTAACAGTAGCAGAGCCATTAATAACCGATACAGTTCCCGTGTTGTAATACTTTGGAATGTAGAACGTAGTATCGTTAATAAGCTCAGGAAACCTGAGAATGTACTCAAGTTCCTTGTAATAAAAGTTTAGATAACGGAGGATTGTGGTTTCATAACCTGAGTCGGTTTCACCAGTAATCCGCGCAACTTCGTCAATAATAGCGGCGGTGTCCATATCTTACTCCTTTGGGGCTTTTCTTTATATTTTATATTGTTCGCCCGCTCAAATACGTTTCGCCATTCATCTGTATGGTCTTTAATATGATATGTCTGCTTTACATGGCTATAAGCATTTAATCCCATCTGCTTCCTGAGTTGTTTATCCTTGATAAGTTTAGTCAACTTATCGTACCATTCCTTCTCGTTATTAGCGTACATCCCCGTCTTGCCATCATGGAACTTGCCGTGATACGGAGACCATTTGTTCCCAGTGCAGACAGTAGGTATCTTCAATGCGCTATATTCGTAATATTTGATTGCGCTCTTGCTGTAGTTAAACTTTATATCAGCCAGCGGTGCTATGCCTATGTCAAATCCTTGGTCGGCTATCAGCTTAGGTGCTTCTGGAAATTCGTTTGTCCCCGGCACAAATTTACGCCTCGGCAGTTCCTTGAATATCTTACTGTCGTATCCTACATGAACAAAATCCACGTTATCGAACTTGTTCATTATCTTCTTCAGCACGGGTATTATCATCTTAAGGTCTGTCTCATGTGTACTGCTTCCCTGCCAACCTATCTTTATACGCCCGTCTTTGCCTATCCTGTTCTCATAAGCCCAATCGTCCATATCAATATAATTAGGTATTACTGTTATCTTGCCATTGTATTTCTCATACTGCTTTTTAAGATATTCCGTGGATACGGTTATCATATCAGCGTTCCTTAGCATCGCCTCAATTATATAATATTTGTCAGGTGTAATATGTTTCTTAGCCGAGCTTTTAGGGTCTATGTTAAAGTAATCATCGTCCACATCCAATATTATCTTCTTCTTGAAATGAGTACGGCTCGCATACATCTGTGCGAGGGCTTCCTTACCGTCCACCTTCATAGTATATATCACATCGTACTTCATCCATATATCCGTCCACAACTTTACAGCGTCCATCTTCTCAGGATACATACATCCTTCGCCCATGAGCTTGCCATGCGTTTTTATACCGAGATGTCGCATGGGTGCTATGCAGCGATAGTATCCGCAACCACCATAGGTCTCGCGCTCTTTCCAATCTGTGTATATAGCAAGTATTTTCATACCACTACCTTCTTTGGATTCTCCTGTGTATAATGATAAGCCTTCTGGTCCTCGGCGGCATCCATCTTTTTGGGATTCCACCACCTCGGCTTATTGTCTATCTTGAACATGAACGGCGTATAAACCCTCTGCATAAGTTTCTTGCATTGGGGGCATATCGCTATATGTTGGTCGTTCATAAGCTGTATAAGCGAAAGTTTATATCCACATTGACAACTATATTCGTATGTCGGCATTAGAATCCTACCCCCAATAAACACATTTCGCCGTAAGGCGTATTGACAAAAGATATGAACAAATTATTTCCTCCATCAGTACAATTGAGGGCTATTAATGGTCCTCCTGTAGCGTCTATATCCTGAAACGTCATGCCCGTTATGTTGGCTGCTCCGTTATTCGTTACTGTAAATGCAGCCCTTGTACCACCGCTATCGGACTTCATTGTACCGCCGTTACCTGTAAAATCCGTGGCAGTAAGCGTGTTGGTATTATCAAGCTGTAACTCCCCGAGCGTCATGGTAAGTTGAGTTACCGAACCACCGCCTGATAATATTGCTTTACCAGATGCCTTATTTATTATTACATTATACAAATAATTATTGCCCTTGGTCCAATTTTGGGTACCAGTTCCAATAAATTCCCATATTCCATTCGGCGTTGTTGCAATACCGGAATTATATAAATCGCCTTTTATATATATTTTCTTGCTAGCGGTTATATCTATATTCCCACTGGTGCCAGTCCAGTTATTCACAACAACATCATCAAGAACATATAAAAATATTCCTGTTCCCATCGCCTCCTCGACATTATGCACCTCGTTACCATCCGTGTCGAAATCCGTACCGCCCGTGGCGTTCGTGAACTTTATCGTCTCGCTGTCGTGATTCCATGTATTGTCCTCAAGCGAGAACAATGTTAAGGGACGGAATTCCGCGCTTCCCGGCTCAAGGATTGCCCCTCCATTACTGCGTTTCTGGAAATATATCATTGAAAAAAGGCCCGTCCTGAAATATATGGTCCTCCCTGATGCCCCGTCTATTTTAAAATAAACAGCATTCGTGAGGTTGAAACCATTCCAATCAATCTGAAAATCATTGACTTCTACGCTTCCGGTGCCGTTCAAATCTGAGCTACCAGTCATTGTCACGTCACCGCCGCCATCGTCCCAGAAATTTATTATTCCGGTTCCTACATGTGAGAAGCTCTTCTGCGTGTAACTCCCGCCGGAATAATATACTTGTATTATGGCGTTCATCGCCGTCGCCGGATTTATGTCCAGCGAGTCGTTCGCTTGTGCAAGCATTCGAGTATTCCCCGCGCTCCTATTGTACGCCCCACCGTTCAGTTTTATCTTCTCGCAATACACATTCCCTATCGTTGTGGTCGTAAACCCGGCAGGCGCGAACTCGGGAGCGACAAATCTACTGCCGTTATGCGGGTTAGTGATGTTCCCGGAACCGAGCGCACGCCATATTCCTGAATTCGTGAGCCCGTTCACGTTAATCCCCATGTGACGCTTCCATTCGACCGTGTTACCGTTGTCGTCCAACGTTCCGCCGTTCAGGTATATGTCGTTGCTCTTGAAATTGTTCTGCAAGCTGTTCGTGCCGCCTGTGAAATCCACGCTCGCATTCTCCGTGAACCAGTTCGCGCCTGTGCCGAGGTCAATATCAGCAATCTCAAAAGTGCAACCATAATTCGCAAACGTACCGCCTGCCTGACTATATACAGAACCGTCTCCGTCAAGCACTATCGTGGTATCTGTATTCGCCACGGTGTTGGCGTTCGAATTGAACGCATCGTTTCCCTGATAAAGCACATATATCTTTGCCGTGCCGCCCCCTGTCTCGTTGATAATCCCGGTGCCGGTCGTCAGCTTGTTGCAGTATATGTCCTGACCATACGAGAGCGTCTGACCTGCCGCAACCGTCATCAACTCGGCGATGGCGTTCGCCTTCGTCGGGTTCGCTCCGGTCCCGGACCCCGTGTGATCTAATATGCCCGTTGAGTTGATCGTCGCGCCTGCGTCGAAGTCGAAGTTCAGGACGACAGTCAGCTTGTTGCCGGCGTCGGTGTAGGTCCCGCCGGAGTCAACGCGGATCGTCCTGCTCGACTCGTTTCCCGTCAGGGCGATCGCGTCGCCGTTCAGTATCGTAACATCATCGCCAGCACCAGGGGCTACACCTCCAGCCCAACTCGCACCAACGTTCCAGTTACCACCGCCAGCACCATTGGAACTTATATCAGACATAATATTAACCTCTGTTTTTTAATCTACGACAATGCCGTAAACGACAACACCGCTGAGTTGAACCGCGCTACCAAGCGTTATCACAAACGCCTGATTATCAGACAGGAGAAGCGGAGAATCAGGACCGAATCTCACAACCTCGCCTGAATTAGCGGCTTCTGATATAGCACCCGTAATAGCCGTTGACCCATCTTTCCATGTCGCGGTATTTGAACCTGCTGACTTGGCAAATACGGCGGCTATGGCAATTTTCTTCCCTGTGCCAGGAGCTGCTATAATCGTATGGTTTGTAGCAGTAGCTATATCAATCTTTGCATACAGCGGATATTTTATAGTTAACTGTGCTTTCATTATCTTCTCCTTAATCAAAATATGGACGGGGTTGAATTGCAACCCCGCCCATTAGTTGCCTATTTTAGGCAGTCGCGCCTGACTGAATCACGCGGACCCAGTTAGCGTTCAGTATCTTCGGAACATAAGCGAGCTTCCAGCCAGCGGTCGAGTACATATTGAGAGGATTCTCAGTACCACCAGAATCTGCTGAATGGACTATCACTTTCTTCCGCTCCCCTTCAAGGTCGGTAATGCCGTAGCCTTCCTGACCCATGCAGAGAGTGTAATGAACCGCGCCACTTGACCTGTTAGCCGTGCCGTCCACATCAGAGCGATAGGGCATGGTCGTGAGGACAAACCTCATACCGAACCACTTGCCTACCTCGCCCTTGTAGAGGTCGGTAACACCCGAGTATGTCTTTGCATCTACCCATGTAGAATCGCCAAAGAAGTCATACTCCGTGTAAGGCTCAAGGACAGATGCGTAGAAGCCACCGGCGAATTTCATCGCCTTCTCCTGCTGTAAGTCCCTGTACGCCTTTTTGATGTCTGTAGACGTAAGCACATCGGTTGCCGTGATAGCTGCCATATTAGCAGCCGTGGAAACCACCTGTGCCGTGCCGTTCACATACACCTCGTTACCAGTAAGTTCCTCCACCGTAGCCGCACACTGCTCCGCAAGTATAGGTATCCTCTGAGTTATTCCCTCATCAAGAGCCGTGAGAGAAACAAGCCCGGAAATCTTGACGTAATCGCCATATTCCGCGACAGTTGCGCTCACATTCTCTGCGCTGAGGTTAGAACCAGTGGGATTTGTGCCTTCCGTGAGAGCCGTGGTAGCCGTGGAAAGGTTCAGATACCTTGAGAAGTATATGACCTTACCTTCGCCCATAGGGAGAGGACGCTTCTGACCGAACTGGTCAAGCACCTTAAGCTCGTCAACTCTTTTCAGAAACAAATCGTCATAATAAGTCTGCATAAGAGCTGACAGATTAGATGTAGTATTCATTAGCTTCACTCCTTTCTTTAGAGTAACAACAGATTACCATGATACACGGGTTCCGTTGTTTTTGAACTCGGATTAATGAAAGAAAGGAGTGAAGTAAATCAGAATCTAATAGCGGTGTCTGATTGTTTCCTGTCCTGTTTCACGCTTCGTATGTTCCTTAGCAAGTTTCTCTCTCTGCTTGGGGGTGAGCTTTCTGAGCTGTTCATAGCTCATGCCCGATGCCCCTGAGGGAGATGGCGACTTGCCCCCGCCCTTCGATACACCAGCAACCAATTTCTCGGACTCTTTACTCATATTACCAAAGTTTCCTTTTGCCTCTAATGCTCTCAGGAATTTAGGGTTTCCCGTTTTCATCAGGGCGTATGTAAAAGGAGTTTCGGTTAATAGTAATCCTTTGTCCTTTCGTATAATATCTTCTACCTGAGACCTGACATCATCATAACCTTCAAGCGATTCAATCGCTGCCTTGTCAGATTTCTGAATCTCAAGCAATTTATCTTGTTTCTGTTCCTTCTTTAAAGTCCCTATTTCTTCCTGTACCGTGTGTTTTACCACTTCCTTAATAGCCGCAATAGGGTCTTTCTGCGATAATTCCGCTACCTTGTCTCTATCCAACTCGCTTGACTTGCCGGGGTCATACTGTTTCTTCACGATGCTTCCATCTTCCCCTATATCAAGCCCATGCTCCGCCAACTTCTTCTTCATTTTGTCGGCTTCGTTCTTGTTCTGCTGCGCCCATTTCTGAGCGTCCCTTCTGCGTTTCTCGGTCTTGTCCCTTTCCTTTTCCAGTTCCTTGATTTTAGCCTTGAGAGCATCGGGGTCATCCTCGTCCTCAAGGTTACTTACCTCCAAATCCTCATCATCCAGTACATCGTCGTTAGCTTGGTCGCCATCTTGGTCGATGTTTGGGTTGACATTAATCATCTATTCCTCCTTTCATTTGTTTTTCTAATTCAAAACCACCTTCAATGTGGTTTTTTACATGGTTCAATAATTCTATCCAAGTATCCCTGATAGCCCTTCGTTTAACAACTTCCTCAAGAAATCCATTATAATCTTTAGGAAGGGTATCGAAACTAATAAATTTATCCATCTGCTCAATAGCATCTTTAATATAGGATTCAATTCTTTTCCACCCTTCGGTTTGACACATCTCTTTGAACTCTTTTGCCGTCTTGAGTAATTCTTTCTGCTCATCGTCTAATTCCATTAAGCCCTCCCCATAGCTCCGGCAATACCGCCTATCTGTGATGCCTCAACTCCCGCAACATTGGGCGGACCAGCCCCGCCAGCCCTCTCGCCCACTTGCCCGAGGTGGGGAGAAACACCGCCAGCGGGGCCGATGTTAGGTGCTCCTATAAGTTGTTTCATCATCTGCTCGTCCTGTGGCGTTATGACCTCATCCGAATCCTTAAACCCGAATGATTCCCATATACGCCTTAACAGGGCAAACGTAAGACTTGCCATCGCCTGTGGGGGAAAGCCCCTTATAATATTTAAGAATGATATGAATTGCTGTTGCTTAATCATTTTATTCTCGGTGTCCATAGCCGTTATTATCTCAAACTTGTAGTCATAATCAAGGTCGCTCAACAGTAAGTCCCTGAATATGACCTCCTTGCCTTCCTTAATCGGTATCTGTTCAGCCCTTCCGAGGAACTGCTTGTCAAGGTCGTAGGTAGCTTCTACCATCGGCTTTATCACAAGCTCGCTCATACGGTCTGCTATATCTACAACACGATTCATACCATGACGCTCCATGCCTGCCACTTCCGTGGCAGTAGTCCTCGCCCGTGCGGGTGCGCCCTGCATTATCGCCTGTGCGCCCGTGGTATTCATAATGTTGTCTCTTATCAGCCTAAATAGCTGTATTCCGGTAGCCATTATCTGACCTCCGGCTGTTCTCAATGGTATTATATCATTCTCGTTCCTGACATCGAATACTTTCATGGGAGCGGCTTTGAGATGGCTCTTTAATGTGGGGCAACCTATGTTCCTGAGCCACATATTATGGAGCGTGAATGTGCCGTCATCTACCATCTGGTTCATAACGGTATTTATCTGCGCCTGGTCGTTCTTTATAAGCTCGCATATCCCTATGCCCCACGGCGTATTCGGTACGGGTATGTAAGGGCAGATTATATATGGCTTCTTCTGATGATGATACGGATTCCTTGATACCCTGATAACCACGCCGTTAGCCATTGTTATCACACACGGTATCTTCTTGCCTTTGCCCTCAAGGTCGAAATCGAGCCATAATTCGTATAGTTCCACGGGTATCGTAGATGAGTCCAACTGCTCAGGAGAATACCTCAAATCGTATTTCTGATATGACTTATCGCTGTTAGGTACGGCATCCCCGAGTGCTTTGGCGGGCACTTCGTCAAGGTTCTGGTAGTATCCTTTGGGCTTACCCTTGTCGGGCCCGCTCTCTATCTTGCCCTTCTCGTGCTTTTTCAGTTCCTCCATAGTGGTCTCTGAGCGTTCCATTATCATCTCAAGCTCGTCTGCCGTCTGTCCCTGACCTATGAGAAACATATTAAAGGGGTCTTTATTCTCAAACATCACATCGTCATATATCGTAACGCTTTCCTCTTTGCCGTTCCGTATGACTGTCTTTCTCTGATAATCCCAAAAGTATTTCATTATTCCTGTGCCGTACAGTCCTGTTTTGCGTATGAACATCTCAAGCGTTTTCTCAACACCTGCATTACGCCATTGTTTCTCGAACTTAGCCTTGATTACATCAGCCCTTATCTTAGACGCTTCTCGCTGATTCCCCGGTACTGGCCCTTCATACCTCACGTTGAACGGTGGTATGATAGACAGTATAAGCCGTTTTATACGGCTCACTATGGTCTCCACAGCGTTATGTGTCTCCTGAACGAACAGGTTAGCCGACCCCTTGTACCTGTCCTTGCGGAGTACACCCCTGTAATTCTTCTCGTACCTCTGCCAATCGGTACGCATATACGCCATCTCAGAGTTAAATCTGTCGCGTATATTCTCTATAATCTGTTTTCCGCGTACCTTCTGGTCTTCTGTCATTTTCTTTTTTTCCCACGCATAGGACATATTTTTCCTGATTTTTTTCTGCGTCCTATCCTATATTTTCTTTTTTGATATGACCCCTTATAAGGTCCAGTACCATCTCTTACGCCACGTCTATTTTTACTCATTATTTTTTCCTTTTCCGTTTATGCGGTTTCTGTCCGGTTGATGCTACGCAGACGGCATAAGGATTAACCTTTTTACCGCCCTTCCGCATTTTTGCCTTTACTTTACGAATACAACGCATGAGCTTTTTGGGAGACATTACTTTCCCCTCCTTACTCTTACGGGACGCGGAACCCATGTACCAATAATGCTTTTGTAGAATAACTCGCTGCCACGCTTCTCCTTGACTGTCCATGCGCGGTTAAGCTGTCTCAGGCGTTTCCTCTGCTTGGCTGCCTGTTTAGCGGTTGACGCAATCAAAGGTTTAGGCATTACTTACCCCCTCGGCGGATAATCTTTCCGTTCTTCTTTTCGTAGCTTTTGGTCTTTTTCTTGGGTATTAGCTTGGTTTTACGGTGCATTACCATAATCACTACCATTTTACTCGTAATTAACTATTTTGTCAAGTCCTTTGTGAAATTTTTCACTGTGAAATTTTTCACAACCATCTCTTATTATTTATAAACCATTTCACGGTTTTTTCAAGTGATTTTTCAAAGTCAATAGGTATCTTCCAGCCAAGCTCTTTTAATAGAGAGCCGTCCAACGCGTAACGGAGGTCGTGGCCCGGCCTCTGAGAATGAAAATCTGTCATCTCGTACTTGAGCGGTTTCTCCAATATCTCTGCTATCGTGAGTGCCATATCAAGGTTTGAGACCTCTTTCTCGCCCACTATGTTGTATTTATGAGCCGTTGTAGCCCTTGGGAGTATGAAATCTACGGCACTTGCCACGTTCCTACAATGGATGTAGAACCTTGACCCTGATACCGTCTTGGCCTTGTTAGCATGGATGGTTACACACTGGTTATCCCTTATCTTCTTAATGCACATGGGTATGAATTTCTCAGGATGCTGTCTCTCGCCAAACAGATTCATACAATGCGTGATAAATACGGGTAGCTTGTATGTATTGGCATACGCCAGGCATAGCTCCTCGCCCCCTGCCTTGCTCGCTGCATAGGGATTCGTACTCCTGTATCTATCCCATTCCTTGTACTTCTTCTTCTGGGGAGCAGGCCCAAATACCTCATCTGTGCTGAAATAGAGCATATTCTTTAGATTATCGGCTTTTTTTCTTGCGAACTCAAGCATATGCGCCGTGCCAAGTACATTGGTCTTTACGAAGGATAAGGGGTCGATAATGGAGTTATCTACATGGGTCTCTGCCGCTGTGTGCAGTATATAGTCCAACTTACCCGTTTCCTTAATTATACCCTCGCTTATCGGCTCTCTGATGTTGTACGTTATTATCTTTATACGTTTGTCATCAAAACAGTTTATATCCCTTAGCCTGTCAAATCCGTTGGATGCGTATGTAAGCGCGTCCAATACTATAATCTCATAATCACTATTCCTCAGATAATGCTCCACCAAATGGTGCCCAAGGAATCCACAACCGCCTGTAATTAAAATCTTTTTCATTTATTTACCCTCTATTTGTGGAATTATTTGATATAACATTTCAGTTATACGACTAACAAGACCCTCATTGTTTCTTAAATCATCTTCATGTAATAAAAAAAATATCCAATGAATAATTTCATGTAAAAATGTTATATTAACCATTTCATCAGTTCTATTATTTGATTTATCTTTTGGTACTATTATTATTTTACCTTTTCTGTAAGCAGCAAATCCATAAGCATCATCATTATCAGATATTTTTAAATCATATTCAATTGGTATCCTGCGCCCCATTAATTTAATTTCTTTAGGTATTTTCATAAAACCTCCTTATCGCTATTCTTGATATAATGCTCCACCAAGTGATGTCCAAGAAATCCGCAACCACCTGTAATTAGAATTTTCATTGTCTATCCTTTCTTATTTTTAATCCAAATGGAACTATACCATTAATTATAGATTTCCAATGTTCTCTTACTTCGTCAACTCCATGTTCTTCAGAAAGTAAAAAAGCTGCTCTTTTTTGTATATATTTCCAAACACTTTCTTTTATACTTTTAAAATTTTTTTCATATTGGGGATATAATAATTCTGTTATTATTGTTATTGGTTTATGTTCATATTTCCATGCTTCCTTCTCGTCCATTTTAACCTCCTTATTAAACTTTAAGCCATGAACCTTTAATAACCAGTATCCGGGTCTCGCCAGTAATGCTCCGCTACATCGTCCTGATATTCCTTTGTAGGGTCATAGAATGTAGGGTCGCTCATTACCAAGTACCTGAGCGCGTCTACGGAGTCATCTTTATCCTTCTTGGGCTTTTCCTTGCCCTGTGTTCCCTTAGTCATTATCCACTTATAGTTCATTATCTCGTCTATCAAGTCCACGCAATTACGACATATCTTTATCTTGCGGCCTTCGCCCCTGAATAACTGAGCCAGCTTCGCTATCCCGGCAGGTACGTCATTATTAGCGTCCACAGTAGGCACACCTGCCATATCGAACATCTCCTTGATGGTCTCCCCTGTATTGGGGTCTCGCTTATTCGTAGCAGGGTCTATGGTAGTCCATACAAAGTTATACGGCTCTATCTGGTCGCTATCCTCATTCCTGTGGATACTGAACTTACTGCTCCGTATCATCGCCGCCTGCGCCTGTGGAGACAGTTCGCTCTGTGATGTACCCCCGTATATATAAATATCATTCTCGGGGCTTATAGCGGCCCACAGGCAGGCAGTAGGGTGTCGGTAGCCCCAATCTATAGACCTGTATCTTGTCCAGTTGGCCGGGGGTTCAAACTCGTCTATCACATGGGTATCCATATCAAAGTCCTTGAATATCTTGCCCTTGAACACGTCAAACGACCCCATGACGTACCGCATCGTCCATTCCTCGGGGTTGTTCACTATTAAGTCCCACAGGTAATCCTCGGGCAGATACGGGTTCTCAAACGAATGGGCCATGAACAACCTGTATTCCTTCTTCGGATATTTGACCCATTTCTCCCATATCCAGTTATGACCTTCACTGTTGAACGCTATGAACGCCCTTCTCGGACCCTCCTTCTGCCTGAGCCGACCCCTGAGCAAATCAAATATTTCCTCCTCTATCTCCTCCGCCTGGTCAACAGCAAACCACCCGAGATTGATATTCTTGAACTTGCTCTTATCTTCCTCGCTTATAGCTGTCAGCGCACGGAATATTATCTCGCTCCCGTTCCTCAGCCATAGATGGTTCTCTGTCTTATTGAAATTCTCGATTAACGGCTTGGGACAGACATCAAGAAACATCTTCCTCGTGGTATCCCTCAACTCTGGATAAGTGGCTCGTCCTATCAATCCAAGGGAATTAGGGTACTCCATAGCAAGCAGTATCGCTTCCTGACATAGGGCGAGCGTCTTTCCGTCCCCGAACCCACCGCCCATAGCACGGAATTTGGTATCCGCAAAATGAAACTTCTTCAGCGTAGCTATCGGCTTGTAATTAAGTATTATCGCATTATTAGGTTTATCAAGATGATACCATTTACCGTCATGCTCAGGACAGGCACGTTTCCTTCTGAGAAACTTAAGATATTCCCGCCTCAGCCCGGTATTCTTAATTAATCCGGCATCATGCTCCGTATCAATCCTCATTTACACGCTTCGCAGTATTTCTCAACACCATCAGGTGTCTTGTCTATATGCAAACACCCGTCCTTCAGATGGACTGTAGCACCACACCGCTCGCATACGAACTTACCCGCCTTGTCAATATCATCAATGACCTTCTGAATCTCATCGCCCGGCTTGCTCATGTTAAGCCTCCTTTCATAGCATTATATACAATATCATTAGCTAAGTTGAATTTAAACCTTTTAGCCGTATCCAACACATTCTTAAGATTAACTTCCATCTTATGTCGCTTTAACCACCACCTGCAATACCGCGCCATCCTGCGGGCACGACTTTTCATACGCCGGTTCTCATCCCTATACTTCTTACACCACACCTTCATTCTCATGTGCTTTCTGTTCTTTTTACCGCCCTTAGCTTTAATACCGCCCATTTTTATACCTCTTATTTCCGAGTTTTTAGAAAAATTTTTATGCCCACATATAATATATATAGGGACGGGGGCGGACATCTCAGCACAACCCGTTCCATTAATTAATCATTATAGTGTATATATCCAAGCATTTATTATTATCTGTGTATAATTATACATCAGCTTTAACCCTTACTGACAAATTCCTCGATGCTGTTATTATATATATAGGTCTATTACTATCTAAACTATAATCTCCACTATCTAATATCTTATTTTGTAATGAAAGGGCATTTACCTTGACATTATCAGAGCTTTTATCATCACTAATTATATCAGCGCATAGCTGTAATATAGTGTCTTTACTGATTTTATCTTTATTCACTACTGTTTTAGTAGGGTTTAATATCAACTCTTCACAAAAAATACTTATGTCTTTATCATTAATAATTGAATTAATTTGGTATTTAGTGTTATAAGCCCTAATTCCTGCGCTTTTTAGTGCTTGATGTCCCTTGAACCCTTTGTGTTTATAGTATAGATATGCCTTTATTTTCTTAGCTTTCTTTTTAAAATGGTCTGGAATTGAAATTGATTCTATATCAAGCATTTATTTAATCTAATATCAATTATAAGACATTGTGTCAAGTTTTATTTAATTTTTATTGATTAATCATTCCGGGCGGGCGTTCCCTTGGCTTTTAGGTGTAAGTTTTTAAGTCCGAGTCAAAAGTTGAAGGTTAAATGATTGCTGTATATAGCGTTATAAATTGCGTGGACATTATTTAACTTACACTCTTGACAAGCGTTATTTTTTTTACGTTTTTTTCTTTTTTTATTCCCTTGCCGTATAACGATTTACACGCTGCCTGAATAAATCGCTAAAAAATCACTTGACTATTGCCGATTATATGCTATAACATAAGCGTACCGTTAAGGGGCGGTGCAAATAAATAAAAAGGGGGCTTAAAATGAGTTATCATATTGTAAAAGGAATTAAAATTAACGAGAAAGAAAAGAAGGTGTCTATAAAAGGGGCGGATAATAATGTATATCCGCGAGATTATGAATGGCACGAAAGTAATTATTTTGGGAAAATGTTACAGGAAAAAGGGAAAAATGCAGTTGAATTGGAAATATTCAGGATGTATGAAAGCGGAAATTTTCAGGCAGGAACAGAGAATAAATACACGAGAGCGTTAAAAATATTAAGGTATGATCCTGAATATAAAAGATTTAATTGGCAATGCGGAGGTATAGGAAAAGAATATGATGAAATAAATGAACGCAGAAAAACGGATGAGTTTACAAGGTTATTAAAAAAGGCATTAAAAACAAAATTACCTAAAACAAAGTACATCATTGAAAAATCTTATTATGATAATGCTGTTTATTTAAGGAAAATAACAAAAAAATCCGCCAGATGGACGAGGGAAAAAATAGAAGCAAAAGTTTTCAGGTTTAAGGAAGAATGTGAATTGTTAAAAGGGTGTTTTTATGGTGGGGATGAATGGTTGATACAACAAATAATATAAAAAGGGGGTAAAAGGGTATGAAAAGAAGGGTTTTAAAATGGTACTTATGCAGGGACGGTAAATCAATAATGATTTACTTATCTGGTGTAGGTCCGAAGGTGTACGGTTTAGAAATTGCCCGCCTTATTTTAAAGACGGGTTATGTAATTTATTAAAAAGGGGATTTTAAAATGAGTGCTTATGTAGTATCAGATAAAACAATTAATACAATTATTGCAGGGTTAATTACAGCTAATGAAAACGGCTATTTCGGACCGCTTGACCTGTTTTATAGGAACTATAACGAAAACTTGAAATTTAAAAAGGAAAATGCGGAGCAAATAGGAAATATGTTACTTGACCTTAATATATTTAGTGTTGAACAAAGGTATAAACGGGGCGATAGTATGACCAAAAACCGTGATTTATTTGTATATGATGAAAAAACACCGACACCGGACATGTATCATTTCATTAAAGCTCTTTCGTGTTATTTATATCAATCATGCGAAGGACTTGCGAGGGATACAAAACTCTTTAATGATTTATATGATATGAGAAATAGAATAGCGTATGTCATATTAAATAAATCTGAAAGATATATGGACGCTCCGGGCTGGGAATAGCCTTATATGGTACTTGCCCCGGTTCGATTCCGGGGTAAGGCAAATGGTATTTAAATTACAAATAGCAAGTGAGTATAAACCCCCACAAAAGGAAATTAATATAAACAATTTAACGGATTTACAAAATTTATATTATCGGTTTAATGAAACTGATTTAATTATAAATTTTAAAGATAAATTAATTATTATTTATGATGGATATTTAGAATGAATGATGTTGAAACAGCAAAAGCAATAACTAAAGTAATAATGTTGGCCCAACAACAAGCATTTGAAGGTTTTCCACAAGCTTTTAAATATAATAATAAAAAATGGCGTAAAATGAAAAAGAGACATAAAAAAGAATGGGAACTGTTAAAAAAAGAACTTAATATATAGGGGGTATTATGTTTGACGCTAAAGTAATTCAGGTAATTGTAACAGAACTTAAAAGGGCGGGAGAGGGCACAGAAAATGACCCATCAAGAATAATAACTCAATTTTGGGATTTTGA